GGAGATGACCTATCGGATGAAAATGGCGAATCTACCCATTCATCCTTCAGATACTTGCTTTCTGATGGTCTCTCCTGACTACTCTGCTGTTGTAACACAACATCTCTCCCATTCGCTTTCAGTGGATCGGGAGATTTTTCATATCGAAGCAGTCAATGTACCCTTTCCTGATGAAGATGTACGCGAGTATCGTACTGAGTTTACTCAAAGTTTCATGAAATGGCAGACTCGATGGGATAAATTCGTCCTGATTGAGGCAGGAGTCATTCGTGGAGGTAACTATACCTGGATTTGCGATGTTATGACCAAGGCATCAGGTGCTGATATCTGGTCTGTTGCCCTTTGTGAGAACATTCATAGCAAATTTAAGAGCGATTTTGTCTCTTTGTACTATGATGACGACCAATTTGACTTACATTTCTGGTGGGAACAACCAAACAACCATTGGCACTGGCAAAATAAATAGAAAAAGGGATAGCAACCCCTTTAAAAGTTCTAAAAACGAACTTTTGGAGGCAAAATGGCACAAAATCCTGTTCCAGACCAAGGCAGAGACTTTATTGAGTCGGGAATGACGCTAATTACCGACACAAAATCGGACAAATACCTTGATAGACCAAAACATTCTTACAATCAGTTAAGAGAAGTGGTCGGTGACAATGTTCATGACCTTGAAAGGCAGACAATGTTGCATGAACAGATCAGAAATGATGAAGATTATGATGATTGGGAGTATGGTACTGAACCATCATACGGAAAGAGGGTATAAATAAGGTGAAGAAATACTTTATTGATGGCAAATCAACGAATTTCGCGTTCATTTAAAGATATCAGCTTGTCATTTGAACCACATCCAGTGACAAAGGACCTGCCTGCGTTGAGAAATGAGGGCGCGATTCGCAAATCAGTAAGAAATATTGTTCAAACCATAAAGGGAGAGCGATTCTTTGATTCACTTTTTGGATCAGATGTTCGTTCTGCCCTTTTTGAGTTTATAGATTTTGGTACTGCAACGTTTATTGAATCTCAAATCGCAACTGCGGTGTTAAATTATGAACCAAGAGTCGAAAATCTAGTCGTAAAGGCAGATCCTAGACCAGATGACAACTCTTTTGATGTTACTTTATATTTTGATGTTGTAGGATTGGACATACCAACACAAGAATACACTTTTATGCTAGAGGCAACCAGATAAAATGCCTTTTACTAAGTTCACAAACCTAGACTTTGATCAAATTAAGACTCAGATCAAAGATTACCTTCGAGCAAACTCTGATTTTTCGGATTTCGACTTCGAAGGATCCAACTTTTCTGTAATTTTAAATGCACTGGCGTACAATACGTATATTAATGCATTTAATGCGAACATGGTTGTCAATGAATCCTTCCTGGATTCAGCAGTCTTAAGAGAAAACGTCGTATCTCTTGCGAGATCGATCGGATATGTGCCTAGTTCTAGGACCTGTGCGCGAGCAGAAATCAATTTAAGTGTGTCGGTAAGTACGACGAGTCCAACGATTACTCTAGAGGCGCGTGGACCTGTCTGTGTAGGTCTAACAAACAACAGTTCGTTTATATTTTCAATTCCAGAAGGCATTACCGCAACTGTAGAGAATGGTATTGCGACCTTTGGAACAGCAGTAGAACCAATCTCTGTTTTTCAGGGAACTCTACTGAAAAAGACATTTACTGTAGATGGTTCTTTAGATCAAAAATTCGTATTAGATAATTCTTTCATTGATACTCAAACTATCGTAGTTAAAGTTGCTGGTGCATCTGAGACTGGAGAAGGTAGAGAGTATAGATTAGTTGATAATATTCTTTCAATTGATGAAACTTCCGAGATTTACCTAATTCAAGAGGTTCAGGATGAAAAGTATGAACTTCTATTTGGAGATGGTGTATTTGGTAAGAAGTTAGAGAATGGAGCTAAGATTACTGTTACTTACATCGTAACTGATGGTGCAAATGGTAATGGAGCATCAAACTTTGCATTTGCAGGAACTTTTGTTGACGCTCTCAACAACCCAGTAACTGTAAATTCAGTAACTCTAACAACCATCAACAAGAGTGCTAACGGCACTGAGATTGAACCGATTGAGTCTGTTAAGTACTTTGCCCCTAGACTGTATTCCGCGCAGTACAGAGCGGTCACAGCAAGGGACTATGAGGCGATTATAAGTCAAGTTTACCCCAATACAGAATCTGTATCTGTAGTTGGGGGAGAGGAGTTAGATCCTCCTAAGTTTGGTACTGTTCAAATTAGTATCAAACCTAAAAATGGAGATTTTATATCTGATTTTGATAAACAACTAATTCTAAGTAGACTGAAAAATTATTCTCTAACTGGTATTAATCAGTCTATTGTTGATATTAAAGTATTGTATGTTGAAGTTGATTCTTCTGTTTATTACAATACATCTCTAACTGCAAATGTTAATGAACTAAAAACAAATATCACAAATTCTTTGCAAGCATATTCAGATTCAGTTGAACTGAATAAGTTTGGAGGTAGATTCAAGTATAGTAAAGTTCTGAACGTTATTGACAGTGTAGATAGAGCAATTACATCTAATATTACAAAAGTAAAAATTAGAAGAAATCTAAGAGCACTGGTTGGTCAAGCAGCGCAATATGAGTTGTGCTTTGGTAACGCTTTTCATGTTGATCCTAAAGGATTTAATATTAAGAGTACTGGATTTAAAATCAACGGTGAAACGGATGTAGTTTATCTAACTGACATTCCAAATGCAGATAGAAAGTCTGGAGTTGTCTCTATTGTTAAACCAATTTTAGAAACTGGGGAAAATAGAGTTGTTATCAAATCTGCAGGAACAATTGATTATGTAAAAGGAGAAATTATATTAACGACAGTTTTCATTACATCAACTGAAAATACCAATGAAGTAATTGAGATTCAAGCGTTCCCAGAGTCAAATGACATTGTAGGTCTCAAAGATCTATATCTGGAGTTTGATGTCTCCAAGAGCAGGATAAATATGGTAAAAGACACGATATCGTCTGGAGAGAAGATATCGGGAGTTGGTTTCAATGTAACTTCAAGCTATTCAAACGGAGAGCTAAAGAGAGGATAATATGATACAAACTGGTATCGAATCAAGGGTAAAGGTTCAGGACCTTATCGAAGGTCAACTTCCCGAATTCATATTAGATGAAAGTCCAAAAGCAGTAGACTTCCTAAAACAATATTACATTTCTCAAGAATATCAAGGTGGTCCAACAGACCTAATTGATAATCTTGATCAGTATCTTACTCTGGAAAATTTAACTCCAGAGAGTATTGTTGGATTTACGTCTCTAACTTCTGCTGCTCCCTCTTCAGATACCACGATTTCAGTAGAATCGACTAAAGGATTTCCTCAGTCCTATGGTCTACTTAAAATTGATGATGAAATTATCACCTATACTGGTATTACTACTAATACCTTTACAGGTTGTAAGAGAGGATTTAGTGGTATAACCACATATAGCGACATTAGTAATCCTTCAAACATAACATTCTCTACATCTAGTGCTGAGAATCATGATAATTATTCTCCAGTACAGAACCTAAGTTCTTTATTCTTAAAGGAATTTTATAAAAAACTAAAGTATTCTGTAACACCTGGATTAGAAAATACTGAATTTGTCTCTAATGTAAATGTAGGCAACTTCATAAAAGAGGCAAGAACTTTTTATCAGGCAAAGGGAACAGAAGAATCATTTAAAATTCTGTATAAAGTTCTTTATGGAGTAACTCCTAAGATTGTTGATCTTGAGCAGTTCCTATTAAAACCTTCATCTGCAGAATATATCAGAAGAGAAGTAATTCTTGTAGAAAGAATTAGTGGAGATGTTAACAATCTAATAGGTCAAACTGTATACAGTAGTGCTTCACCTGGAACTAAAGCTGCTGTATCTGAAGTTGAAATCGTAACAAGAGATAATCAAACTTTCTATAAGATTGGTTTGTTTATTGGTTATAGTGATCAGGATTTAATTGAAGGTACTTTTACTGTAACTGCAAACACTAAGGTACTTTCTCCTAGAGTAAGAACTGGTTCTTCCGTAGTTACTGTTGATTCTACTGTTGGATTCCCCCAATCTGGAAAAATTACTACTGGTCTAACGACAGTAACCTATACTGATAAAACATCCAACCAGTTTTTAGGTTGCACGGTAGTTGATGATCTAGAACCAAAAACTGAAGTAAGATCTGATGAAACTATTTTTGGATATGAAAACGGAGATCTAACCAAAAAAGTTGAACTGAAAGTATATTCCATTGTATCTGATATACTTTTATCAAAAGATGCTGGTCTTGCCCTACCAAATGAATCTATAAAAGTTCTCCATCTTGGAGATCTAATTGATAATCCAGACAATATCAATGATAAGACATACAAGCAAAAATTTGCTAATAGTTGGACTTATAATACAGCATCTACATTTGAAGTTTCTGGAATTAATACTTCAACAAGAGTATATACTTTATCATCCGATTTAGATAAATCTAGTATTAAAGTAGACGATACTTTCGAAATTATAAACAATGTTTCGAAAGAAGTTCAATTAAGTGATGCTAGAGTTTCAAGTGTTGATAAAGCAAACAAGCAAGTAACATTATCATATACTGGGTTTAGCACAGATCCAAATATTCCTCATACAATAAGAAGAGTTGCGAAGAAAACTAGTAGTGACAGAGTTCCTTTGGAATATGGAGATGATACTTTAACGTCTGATATTCAGAATGTATATTCTGAATCAGGAAGCGACTTCATGTATGTTGCTTCTAACTCCTTACCATCTTTCTCTTTCAGAAAGAATAGCAATCTAAAGTCTATTATTGTAGGAACAGGTATAACCTTTATTGGTGCAGCAACTACAGAAAATGGTGCTCTCCAAAGAGAAGTAACAGATGTTGATTATTCTATTATTTCTTTCCCAACAGCAGTTCCTTTCTTAACTGGTGATGCTGTCGTGTATCAACCAGAAACAACATCCATCATTGGTCTAAACACTGGAGAAACTTACTATACAAAAGTTCTATCAGACCCCAAGCAAATTAAATTATATCCAGCTCCATCCTTTATTGACACTGACAATTATTTAAAATTTACTCCTTTAAGTCTTGGTGTTGGAGGTAAGCATACATTTACTATTGAGTCTAAGAATGATAAAAATATTCAACCACAAAAACTTCTTAGAAAGTTCCCATTAAAAGAAGAAATTAAGCAGAATAATGGGGAACCTCATGATCAAGAAATGCTTGGCATGTTGGTAAATGGTGTTGAGATTAAGAGTTATAAGTCTCCAGATAAAGTTTTCTATGGACCTCTATCTAAGATTGATGTATTGAATCCTGGAACTGGATATGACGTAATCAATCCTCCTCAGATTGTAGTTGCCGATTCTCCTGGTGCAGGAACTACTGCACTAGTAAGACCTGTTATTAGTGGATCTGTAGAGAAAATATTTGTTGATCCTCAACAGAGAGAACTTGAAAATGTTGTATCTGTAAGTATTGCTGGTGGAAATGGTTCTGGTGCTATCTTAAAACCAATCACAGAAACAACATTTAAAGAAATTAACTTTGATGCTAGACTTTTAAGCAATTTTGGTGGTGTTGGAGAAGTTGCTGAAACTATTACTTTCCTATCAGATCATAATTTTAGAGATGGTGAGGAAATCATTTATAAGACAAATGGCAATTCTCCTCTTTCAATTGGAACTTTCTTTGCATCGAATGCAGATCAAAATAGATTCCTAGTAAACAATACAAAGTATATCGCTGAATTTATCAACGATAAGACAATCAGACTGTATAACAGCACTTCAGACTTTAATGCTGGCATTAATACTATTGGATTTACAACCGCATCCAATTCAGGTGTTCATGCATTTAGAACTTTTGATGGAAAGAAGACTCTCAAAGAAATCAGAGTATTAGAGGGTGGATCTGGATATCAGAATAGACATCTCTATGTCAAACCTGTAGGAATATCTACGATTGAGAATACTGTTACTTTCATTAATCATAACTTCAAAGAAGGTGATCTTGTAGATTATCAGACTACTGGAACTGCAGTATCAGGATTAACTACTGCTAATCAATACTATATTTTTAAAGTTGATGATGATACCTTTAGAGTAGCAGATGCTGGTATCGGCGGAACTATTAAGACAAATTATAATAGAAACAAATTCATTCATTTTGACAGTGTGGGATCTGGTTATCAGATCTTTAAATATCCAGATATTGCAGTAACTGTAAATGTATCTTATGGTTCAACAAATGTTGGCGTTATTACAGCAACCCCCATCGTAAGAGGAGGAATTGTCGATTCCTACCTTTATGAATCTGGAACTGCTTATGGAAGCAGCACAATTAATTTTGAGAAAAAACCATCAATAACAATTAAAAACGGAAAGGCTGCAAGTCTCTATCCTGTAGTATTAGCAGGTAAAGTAGTTAGAGTTGATGTTCGTTCTAGAGGATCTGAATACTTCTCAACACCAGATGTGGACGTTGTTGTATCAGGA